CAAATCCTCAACCATTCCCGGCCCCCCACCAATCATCATTATGTCCGCTGGAAAAGAGCCACGGCCCACCACTACATTACGGCGTGTAGTATGCAACCGGCATTTAGTACACCGGGAGAACGTTGCGGAATTATTGATAACTTGTGCTAGGGTTTTTATACTCATAGTGTACCGCCTGTAATTTCATTAAGGCCCATACCAACAGCCTCCCGTATATGTTCCGGGTATGTGTTCCCTGTAAGGCGGGCTATTCTAAGGGTTACACCTTTAGCTGAGAGCTGCCCTTTCCAGCCGGGGAAATGTTGCCCTTGTATATCACAATCTGAGGCGTATACTAGTTTTACCGGGATGCCATATTCTCTACACTCATCTATCATACCACCTATCAAATAAGCTAAGAACATTAAATCACCTTTAGTAGCCGCCATTTGTGATTTTGCTGAGCCGCCCCAAACAGATACACCCTCAATAATACATAATTTAATTGATGATGTAATTGTTTGTGGTGGTTCAAGTTTACAAACATAGTTTGAAAAATTTTCTAGTTGGCTGTTGAGTTTGTCAAGTGGTGATTTGCTTATTGCTTTAGCATGTAAAATATTTGTTATTGGATTAACTGTTCCATCCCACCGTGCTAATCCAGTATGCCATCCCGGATCAACAGTCAACACATTTTTAAACTGTAAGGCTTGTTTTTCTATGTCCATTAATCCTCCTGATCATACGTTCCATAATCTGTTGTTTAGTTTCTTTATAGCAAAGTCCCTCATAAATATCCTCATCGGTTGTATCCCTACAAAGGATTTCAATAATTAGCTTAACTTTTTTATCTATTACGTCAATAAACCTTTTTGATGTTTGCTCTTTGTAAAGCCCACTATCATCATTGCTATAATAAATTGTCACACCAGCTTTTGATAAATTACCGCCGAATGTCATCGCCCTTATTTGACATATAAGAAATTTTATATTCCCGGCATCAAACTGTCTGCGTGTTTCTAATCTCTGTTTTTTATTCTTAGCTCCATTAATAATATCCGTGGTGCCATACTCAATACAAAAATTATATACGGTGTTGATCTCATTAGTGTGCCTACAAAAAATAACAAAAGTTTCATCCGGCATGTCTTGAGTTATTATTTTTTTCAATACCTTTAGTTTTTCTTTGTGTACCTCTTTACCACCTATAAAGCCACCACAAATTTGGCGCAGCCATGTTGTCCGGGCAATAGCATATTTTGTTTTCTTGAATGTTTCATTATGAGATAGCACAAACTCAATCTCCGCTGTGGTGTAAATGTCCCGGATATTATCTGGTAGCTCAACCATTCTAACTGAAATATCAGCACGGCCAGAATCACTATACACCTCTGAGCGTTTCAAGTTGTAACAATGTTCTGCAACAAAAGCGGCAATTATAGGTTTGTATTTTGTTTTTGTTACCCAGCGATAGCCTTCTTTATAAAAACACTTTGCCCTAAATTCGTAATAACTTTTACACCCAAATATTTTACCACCGAGTAAAAATTTTAACTGGTTGTAATAATCAAGATCACTTTCCGGGCGTGGTTTTCCAGCCAATATATAGCGATGTGGAACCTTTCTAAAATGTTTCAGCATGTATTTTGTTATCTGGTTTTTTGGGTTCCGAAGTATTGTACTTTCATCCAGAACCACGGCATCCCACGGATATAAAGCAAGTAATTTTGTACGGCGTAGACTTTCATACGTGATCACTGTCCACTTTACACCAGAAAATAAATTATCCATCCGTTTTTCTTTGCCACCTATTGACATAATGTAATCCGTTTCACCCTCTTTTATCAAGTCCTGCTCCCAATCATAAAAACACTCAAATGGTGCAATTATTAAAACCCTTAATTTATTATTTACGCGTGGGGTGTATCCACGGCATACCCTTAGAACTACGATCACCTTTCCTAATCGCATTTCTACAAATAGGCCGGGGTGCTGTACCCTTTCGGCATACCGATCCATCGGGATCTGGTGTGGTCTATAACGTCGTATAATCATATTAGTATAGTAGTGAGTGAGGGAAAGCAGTTAACAAACCCCCACCCACAGCGGGTATTTATGCCCGGTGCAATACTGCGGTAGCACGGTTAAGTACAGGCGATCCCGCTTTCTTTCCCGGCTTTCGGTTGACCGGGGCAGATTTCTTTGTGGTGGTTTTTGGGGTGATTTTCGGTATGGCTTTCTTGGTGCTGGTTCTTTTACCATCACGTTTACCAATTATCTGTTTTCCACTGGGGTCTTTGAGAACTTTACCGAGATTAGGCATCCCCCCGGTTCCAGCAACACAGTATTGCGCTAAACGTTTGGCGTAATTATTTGGAATTTCACGGATAGGAAATGCGGCTTGAACACGGCGATCAATTTCCTGCCATCCAAGCTTGCCATCAAGTACATAGCGGGATGTCATAGAGCGAACGGTATCCCCTTTTGAGGTACGTGTCTGCTTCTTTACAGGAGGACGGATCACGGTTTTTTTCTCAACCGGGGCCACTCTCTTGATTGTGGCTTTCTTAACAGGTGCTTTCTTAACCGTGGCTTTTTTCACCGGGGCTTTTTTCTTTGCTGGTGTTGTGGCCCGTTTTACTGTGGCGGCTTTCTTTGCCGGTGCCTTTTTCGGCGCTGTCTTTTTTGCAGGTACAGCTTTCTTCTTAGCCGCTGGCTTTTGTGGTGTGGCTTTTTTTGTTGTGGTTTTTTTTGTTGTGGCTTTCTTTTTTGTGGCTTTCTTTTTCACTGCCATAATATCTCCTTCTGATAAATGAGTTTGGTTTTTAAATATTTTAAAAAGTGATTGGCTTGTTTCTGAAAATTGATCAATAGCAGCATAATTTGTAATAAGGTTTTGTGCTGCCAGATAATTTTTTTTCCATCCGCTTGTCACCGGCGATTTATTTTCCCGGTAAGCTTTATATAAAATTGTATAAGCTAGAATGATAAAAATATAGTCTGTCTCAAAATCCTGCGGGTAGGGTGTCGCTGGGAGAAAAGATCGCCACCGGGTTTTTAAAAATTCCTCAGAGTTTGCTTTCTTGTATCCTAATGCGTATATGAAATATTCCGTATCGGCTAGTGCTTTTCCTTTCGCCTCCTCTTTTGTCAACGCTCTATCCACAACCTGTAACGCAAACCCGGCACGCGAAACAACCCCCTTCCTAGTGAGTACCGGCGCAACCTGTCTACTTAATATCATTAGTCTTTTCTTCTTTCGTTTGGGTATGGTTTTAATATACGGTTTTTTGAAAAAAATTACAAGCTTTTTAAAAAAATAAATCCGCCTCCTTTGTAGTATTGTAAAATTCAATGAGTTACGGGCCATCTTTTTTTTGAAAAATTTACAAATAATTTTAAAAAATTTATGGATGCGCATCCTTTACAGAGTAGAATTTAAGAGCGCCGGGGTGTACATGTCTGCTCAGAATTTTAGTTTCTGATTGACATGTAGTACAGCGGTATCGAACTTTACCGAAAGGAATACTTAAATATACTTTCTCAATTGTAAAGCATCGGCAGGTACGACACATTAGATCTGTGTGTTCGGTATTTTCTCGATCCGTATCATGTACCCCGTGTGATTCACATTGTTCAACCATACCCATATCTTCCATATCCTCACCTATCAAGTTTTCTAAATCTTTTCTGTTCACCTTTCCTCCAGTGTCCGGGGTTATTGAAAAATTACTTGACTACCTGTTTATCAGTAACAGGAAACCGAACAACTTCACGCGGAACATTATCAAGATTTGAGATGCGTACAATCCGTACTGGTTTAGCATAGGGCACAACAGCCGCAACGGTATGCATCCCGCCGCTTAGATCGTGGCGTGTTTCAATGTGGACAATAGCACAACTTATGTATGCCTTGTAATACTCTCTAATAGAATCCATGTGCTGATCTTTTATATCCGGGTGCTTGTGACGATTATCAAAAATGCGGTCATCGCCTGAGTCTGATACAGCCCACTTTAAAGCCTGAAGGCTGCCCTCATAATTACATTGTTGTAGTGCCAAAGGTGCGTTTATATCAATGTTTGCGGATTCATTTTCAGCAAGCACTTCTTTTAGTTCTTTGATACGTTGCAAAATTCTGTCTTGTGGCTGCATCCTATCTCCTTTGTGTTGGGTTATTGAAAAATTATATTTTTAGTGTGTTTTTAATTGCAATAGACTCAAAATCACAATTCATTAGTGGATTGTTATCATAATTTGTCTTTTGAGTTACTTATACAATCGCGGTATATTGATGATATCATCACCACTGATGGTTTCAACCGTCCCGATACATTCAGGTATGTCATGATCGGAAAGGGGCACAATTCCCCAGAAATCACCGCTAAAAGGTTTTGGCCCATTTGAACAATTTTGAGATAAATTGAGATTTTCAGCATGCCGGGTGACCTCTGAAAATAGGATTTTTTTGCATGATAAATTGCTGCTATTATCAACGTAGTTGTCTCGACCGGCTTTACTGTTAAACGCGTATACGATTGTATCATTGCAAAAACCATATGATGTGCTGTTTCCGTGGTAACTTTCTGATGAAAAATAACGTTTCATTGTGTGATCCTTTCTTCAATATTATTTTGCTGAAAATGGATTTTCCTTTACAATTTCTTTTTCTTCTTCTGACAGAACTCGCCAGCTGCAATAAAATTGCCCTGATTCATTATACACATTATCATACTGATCTACTCTAAAACTGGTCATTACGTTTGACATGTCCCCACCTTTGTTTGTTGTGGTTATTAAGAAAAGCGTACCGCCCTATTACGGGAATCTTCGCTGCTCACAGCCGGTACGCTAAATACTATTTCATATTATTAAGCATGGGTAACAAACCACATGCATCATGATCCGAACTTAGAACGTTATCAAGGTCGGTTGCAAAATTGCTGGTGAAACATATAAAATGGCCGGTGTCCTGCTGGTATTCCTCTTGTGCATTTCTCAAGAGATCGGATGCTTGCTTGATAAGCTTTGCGGCTTTCTCAGCTTTTGCAATGTATCTTTTAATTTTGTGTGCCATTATAGCTCCTTTACTAAAAAATTTCCCAAAGGCGTGAACCACCATTATACTCATAGATTCTTTCGCCGTTATCACGGTCAACAAGTTTTCTTGCTGTTTCTAACGTAAAGTAACTATCTTCATTTAAATATTTAGTACCTTTTACGGTTCCATCTGCTCTAATTATTCTGCAACTGGCTGTGTAGCGTTTTGCTTTTGTGTTTTTCATGTTTCGCTCCTTTGTTCCTTACTGATAGTATACCTAATTTTTAACGTGGTGTCAACACTTTTCTATCAGTTTCTTTTATACTGATTTGTAAGTCATTATTTATCAATAACTTATAGATATAAAAAAGTTGATAAAACTTTGCGCTTTATCAACTTTGCTGTAATTTTGCTAATATTGAGGGGTATGCTATGCGCTCGGTGATGGCCCTCCGAAATGAGGCTTGCCAAATGTTTTACTATCAACTATTCTATAAGCCCACCTGATCTGCCGTTTATTAAATTCCTCTGAATATTCCATTATTGCCCTCATAAAATCATTACATTCATGAAATGTAAAATGATGTTTCCCTGTCAATTTAATAAGCGGTATCCCATCCTGCCCGTGGTGCTTGTAAAAACCCTCTGTTCTAAAACCACCATCGTGCGGTAGGCTCCACATGTCACTCGCATCGCCGGGGGTTATACGCATTACAAACCAGCCTAGTGGGGGAACACTGGCCCCATCCCATCGAAAGCCAATCGGGTATGTTTGTATACATGTAAGCGGCCCTTTACCCAGCACTATGTATAGATATATTATTTGCCATTCTTCGGTTAGTTCAAAAAGTTTTTTACCTTTTTTACGAGGAACTTCTTTTCTGGATACATATCTTTTAGCAGGATAACTTGCTTTAATAATTTTGAATGTTGCTTTTTTCTTTCTACTCATTTTGTACCCCCTGATAAATAGGACAAAATTTAGCACACATACACAGTCTAGCATCTATTATATGTAGTTTTGTATAATCAATAATGCTGATGGTTCCGGTTTCACCAATCTCAAATAACCGCATAAATGATCTCCAAACATCCGGGGGTATTGTAAGACAGCCCGCAGAACCACGCCACCATCTACTCCATCCCTTGTGTGCAAAAACACCTTTAGCAAAATATTGATTCTTTTGATTTGGGTTTGGATAACGTGTTGGAACCGGCCCACCATCATTTATTAAAATACATTTTCCATATCTGTAATGCTGAATACATCGAAAAGTATATTTTGCCTGACATGGTTTTAAAAATGCATAGGCTTTCCTCCAGTGTGCCCCACCTTTTAAAATTGGCTTGCGTGGATTGGGGCAGACGGATGCCCAGCTATGAAAAAGTAGTTGATTGTTTTCAATAACAGAAACCCAATCACAATATCCCGGCTCCTCTGGAGATGATGAGGAAACAAATAATATATTTTTATCCACTTACTACCGCCGCAGCTGTTGAGTTTTGTACAAAGACCATAAAAATCGCAGCCAACAATCCAATCAGTTGTAATAGTGTTGTGACCACAAGAAACCATAAACGATTATCAATTTTAGCTAACCATTTTTCAAGTGGTTTCATTCTAAGATCACATTCTCTTTCGGATATTGGTGGGTTTGTTTTCTGTACATTAGATTGTGGTGTTATGATCCCATACCCCCTCCCGCGTATTGTGGCACGGATATATTGAGAAAATTATTATCTGATATCGCTTCATACATTAATGTTAAGTTTAATTGTATTTCATTGCTGTTGATAACTGGATCTGTTTTTTCTACAACTCTAAAAAAAGATGCTAAACTATATTCAGTATTAACAATATATACAACAGATCCGGGTGTTAGGTATGAATATTCTGCATTAATTGTACATGTTACCGTAACATTTGGATAGCTGTATTTTTTCATAAGTTCAAAAAATCTCTCATGTACAGCATCCCCAAACTTCCAAAATGCGGATAGCTTGGTGAATTTCTTTTCTCGGACGCTTCCGGTAGTTCTTTGATTAGCAAGATTATCCAAAAACAAAGGCTGAAAATCAAACACACCGCTATATATTTCTCCACGATAAAAAACATCCTCACCACTCGTAAACTTATTAAAGGTGGTATCCCATCCGGGCTGTGTCATATTAAATTTTATAAAGTCATTATCCGTAATGGTTGCATCAACAGTAAATGCATCATTTGGATTCATAGTTGCTAAAGAAAATTTTCCTGCTGTGTTTATATATAAAAGACATCCAGCCATTTCTTGAATATCAAATACCATTTGTTGTGCCGTTTTCACTTCATTAAAAAGTATATTTAAATAATACCCTTTATTATGATAAAATTCGGCGGCTGTATTAAAACTATCAATATTAATATCACTTGTTGGTATTCCTAACCCCCAATTAATATCCGTTATAATGTCAAAGACAATAGCTGCTGGGTTATTACCCACATTTGGAGGTGTACCATCATAATCATATAAATTTGCATAGTCTATTGTAGTAGGTAAAACACGATGTACCCAAGCCCTAATACTTTCAAATTCATAAGTTAATTTATCATCAGATGTTTCAACATCATATTTTGACTCTGGAAAAAGACCATCCCAATCTGTAGCATCCATATAGATCATTGCAATTCTATTTTGTGATGGTATCCATTCAGTACCCGGTGTATATTTTTCAGGTACAATATTATTGATACCATTACCATTATGAAATCTATAATAAGGAAGTGGTATTATTTTAGGAAAATTTTCATTGGTTACTATAGTAAGCTCATCCCGTGGTGCGCCAACTTCACCCCAACCTATCACTAATACAATATCACTTTCAAATGCAAAAGGGTAATCTGCATCTCCAGTTGCATAAAATCCAGCCAACCGATCAAATACTAACCCACAATCAACTTGTACATTTCCATAAAAGACAGGGATTGCTTTACCTACCGGATTATCCGTATATTTAAAAATTCGGCTTGGTGATTCAAACTCATCATTAGGGCCATCCCGAAACATATTATCAGTACGCATATACGGAAAACCTAAAAAATGATCAAAGTTGTTAAACTTATCCCGACACGTTGCAGGTAATTTATCACACCCCGGACTTAGAACAAGACAATCACCTATCGTAAAGTTTTTTTGGAATGGGTAATGTATATATATTTTCTGTGGTATCTTTAGACTTTTAGTAATAAGAACATACTCTTGATTCAAATATATAACACCTAAATTAAAATATCCATCATCCTTATCTGAATAGTGATCTCCAAAACTATCCGGCTCTGAATCTCCTACAGTTATAGTGTATACATTGTATGTAATCAAGTTTATTATTTCTGTTGTTTCCTCAAAGTCAACTATTTTAACTGACATACTATAATTATTTTCTTTGAGATTACAATTATCATCATATAATATATTTCCACACTGTTTCTGATAAACAACATCCGGGCATGTTCTAGCTAATTGGTATCCGTTGTATATGCATTGAATTGTTACCATAGATTTAGAAAAATTAACACCCTGAGCAACACCGGGAAATACAGTAATACTTGTTTTCAAATCAGAAAGAAAATATTTTTTTATTGTGATAAATACATTTGCTGGAAGAACATTATTTGAGAAAATATCTTCAACTAATCTATATGGTAATGTGATTTGTATTGATGAGCTAAATACAGACATACGATGTACAACTGGGGTACGCTTTATAGTTGCCTTTTCATATACAGTACCATCTATAGTAACATCTTCTTGATGGCTGGTAAAATGTTTTTCATTATCATAGTATGTGATATCAAAAATTTCAAATGCCTGTTCTTGTTCTTGTTCTGCTTCATAATCAAATATTGACATTAAGATCCCCCGGTGATTTCGCCGCTGTACTCTGGTACAAGTTCAATAAATCTTAGTTGTAAAGTAGATACATCACTTGTTATATATTTAAACTTAAATTCATCAAGGGAAAACCGAACCAACAGAAATAAAGAAAAGTGAACCACATCACTAATATCAATATTACGATCCATCAGTGTACTAAGATGTAATTGTTCAGTTATTGGTGTTTGTGTAACAGATTCTATTTTTCTGGAAATGCGATCCCCGTTGGCAAGTTCCATATATAAAAATTCGTATCCCTGAAAAAGAGATGCATAATTTATATAGTCAATTTCAATATAAGAATCAAACAATGCTATATCTGTTTGTAAAGTAAACATTTGCTTATAGAGCGGTACCCAAAATCGTGTATGCCTGCCCTTTACAGTATTGAAAAAATTTATAAGAGTATACTCCTCTTCTTTATCAAAATGATCAAATTTTAAAGTAATCTCATCTGTAAGTCCGTTCCCTAAACTAATCATATTTTTGGTAGTTCCGGGAAATTCCTCTTTGTCTCTAAACATATCAAAACGCCGGATCGGTCTTGCGTTCCAGTTTGGTTTTATTAAAAATTTTGTTGTGGTACGTGTATTTTCATAGCCATCCCCTGTTGCACTTGATGCCCCGGCATAATAACAACTAGCAAGGAAAGCACGATCAACTGCCGTAATGGTGCCACTGGGGACGGGTAAAAGACAACCGGATCGAGTTACCACACGGGCGGATTGTTTTCGTTTGGTATATGTATTTATAGACATCAATACCACTCTTTGATAGTCATTTTATACTTAGTAATAGTATCTACTTGATCGGTAAGTCTAACCCGTTCCAGTGCCCCGTACATACAAGGATATAAAACCGTTTGTTCTTTTAAGTAATCAATTGTAAGTGGCTCTTTTAAATTAATTGTAAAATTTCCAGTAATTGAATCCAGTGTTGCTAGTGTGCCTTCGCTTGGTGTTGCTAAGTTTATCAGCATTATAATATCTGTTAAACTTTGTAAATTATAAAAATATTGTATGCTGGTTTTTGCGGTCACTGAAGATTCACCATTCAAACTCCCATTGCCCTCTAAAAGTACCGGCTCAACATACACCGGCATATAAATATATCTAGCATGGTTCAATTTTAAAAATACCTCAATCCCTGCATTGATTTTATTGTTCCATGCCTCAAAAGTTTGTATTCTTTTTATTCCATTGAGTAATGGCCTACGCTGTTCTTTCAATAACCTAGCTTTAGCGATTACCGTTTCTTGATAATATGAAAACTGGATGCCCGCTTTCCAATCTGGTAGAAAGCGGAACATCCGATCATTAGGGCCATAGGCAACATCAACGCCTTTATAAGCACCCTCACCATAAACACAATCGCCGTATGTCTCAAAGGCCATTTAGTTTATTCCTCAACTACCGGGGCAGCTTCCGGTTCTGTTTCTTGTGGTGATTCTGTGTTTTCTTTTCCCAATGTTGCAATTTCTGTATTGTAAAAATCTCTCATTTTGATACTGCGTGCCATAAGATCAGATGCGGCTTTTTTCATTACCGGATCTGCCAATTTATCCGCAACACGGCTATTAATGGATGCTTGATATTCTGATCCATCAAGTTCTTTCAACCCCATCCCCAGCATTGCAATTTTTTCAAGATTAGAAAGTTCCATCTTCTTCTCCTATACTTTTAAGTGTATAATTTACCGGCCCGTATAGACCGATCTTTTTATGATAAAACAAATTAGGATCTACAACATGAAAAGGAATATCCCGAAGCAGTTTCATCTGAGCACCATACACCCCGGATAATTCATTCATAAGTTTTAATAATCCTTGTTTAAAAAATTCCTGACAATCATTACAATACAGCACAACACTATCACCCTGATCTTTATGCCCTTTCCAAGATGTTAAATAAGGTGATCCACCCGGTGCTGTAAATGTTGATCGGGGATCTTTCAGGAAACGACAATCAAGGCAAGCAAAAAACCCGTATGGACTATCAGCCGCTAATTTATACCTGAATAGATCAGACAGTATAGCCTTTTCTTGATCGGTATATGTAGTAATATATTCTTTATTATCATCACCAATACATTTTTTTTCGTTTGGGATAATTTTTAATTTATAATCTTTCCCAAACATTTTTTTGTTGCTGTCTACCGCCCGCTTTGCTTTCGCTGGAACAGAACCAACTGAAACTTGGTACAACGGATAATTAGTCAAAAGATACTCCTATGTGGATATCTGAAAGTTTAACCGCATTATTTGCTGTTGTGTCTACAACCACCACGACACCCTCACTACCCGCCCCGGCCACTGCCTGTGTAAGTCCGGCCCGCTTATACGCAAAGTATTTACCATTAACTAGATTACTTTCGGTTGAGTAGTCATCAGTCAATCTGCATATTCTTTTTCCCGCCGCAATTACAGTAAAAGCTCCATTGTTATACGTCCAGTTCTGATCGTCATGGTGCTGTAGGGTTATATTGAAACCAGCATCGGTGGCACCAGCTAATCCAACCATTTCAAAATCAGTAACCGTAAAATCAATATTACCAAAATCTTCATACTTTACTAATCCATAATTTATATCTAAGTTGTATGTTGCCGGTGTACCTACTGTGATATTCAATTCAAATGTTATTTGTCCAATCCATTTTTTGGTAGTTTCATAATATTCATCCGCTGCGGTAGTTGTAATATCTGCAACTAATGTTTCACTATCCGCTGCATTTCGCACCCCGGCATCAGTGATTGATGTTCCTGTTACCCTGATTTCTACTGTACCTGATGCCACAACACCAGCACCACCACACACTATAAATGCATGTGCACCATATGCATTATTAGCTGATCCATAAGTCTGTGTTGCCGCTGCTTGAGAAAGTTGGGCCGCATTCTGATCGTAGTCATAGAACCCAGCGGAGAAAAGTTCCCCGGTTCCTGCACCTGATAAAAAATTGTAAGATTTATATGATATGCTTGGGCCTATAGCAGCTAGTACACCATTGGCATCAGCCGTTACATGTCGAACACCTGCTCCAGTTAAACCGGGCAATTCATAATTAAGTGTACCGTTTGATCCGTGTGTTGTTCTACCTATTTCAAGTGCAGGGGTTGCCGCAACACCACTAAGCATATTTTTAAATACAAGACGGAAATTTTCATTTGCAATACCACCACCCCCATACACTGATTCTATTGTGTTGCCAACCTCTAATCCGTAAACGTCCGTTTCAAATTCTAAGCCAGTACCAACAGCCCCGGATGCCGCTCCTATCTGCTCGTGTGTAACCCGTGTAACATAGGTAACAGCATCAAGTACAGCATCTTTTAATTGAACATGAAATAAACGATCTGGTGTCCATACTATCCCACCTGTTATACTGTGACCACCAAAACCAGTACCCGCATCAAGAAAAAAACCACAGATATTTGTATCGGATTCCCATCGCAAATCGCATGTTGGCGCACCCCAATCATTAAGCACTATACCGTTTGCACCGCCGTAAAGCCATGAATAAATACCACCCAAATAAAGACCGCCAAAGTTAAAAGTTCCCTGTGTAACTGATAAGAATTTGTTCGCCGGTGCAGGTACAGATCCGTTTGCATCTAAGTAAACATTGAAGGCGGGGCCGATTCCCGGACGGACATCCAATTCAAATAGTCCTGTAGGTTCTGCACCCTGATCTGCTGCCCATCCACCACTATAAGATAAATTTCCAGTAATACCACCAAGACCATTACCTGCCCAACTACCCATACGAACATAGTTATCAGTTCCCCACCTGACAATTTTATCAACATCCATAAAAATAGATTCAGCGGCAAGGGTTGAATTTGAGCCATCATCACTCCATGCACTATCTCCTAATGTAGTACCATCCGGTGTAAATTTTGGTATAGCATTTAGTGTACCACTCCCACCAATAGTACCTGTTGTCAATGAAACCCACACCCCGGATTTTCTACCAAAAATATCAGAACCATTATACATAAGTTGTCCGTTTATTGGAGCAATAGTTGCTTGCCCTAATCGGATCGCTTTTGATAAAGTAGCATTACCTTCTACCAAATCAAAGTATAAAAAATCCGTAACTTGTACAATCCCCGATTGTGCCATAGTAGAAAAATTAAGTGTATCATTGCTAACACGAATCCTTGCCCAACGTTGATCTAGTGTTCCTGTATTATCAATTAAATGTATTGATGGTGTAACACTTTCTAATAGAAAATTTTGAATACCAGCCGCGTATTTTCCGTGTATTGTACGTCCCGGTAAATCATATGTATCTGCATCAACATTATCCCCCGGTGTGATTGTACCAATACCGATATCAAAATTATTAGTGGCGTACAAAGAATAATCACTGTCCGCTAAATCTCTTAGAAAATGATGATTGTGTTTTTGTGTTCCTGTTATAATAAAGGATGCATTTGTTGGTAATCTGTTTGCTATTGTACTAAGAAGATTAAATTCATTTTGGCTCCAGTTTGCAACCTCTGGCGGATTCCAATTATTTAATATATAGCCGTTTACATTAACAGTCATTTATATCCCCTCAATTCCAAGTGATGTTTTAACCTCAAAAGCTTTTTCGGTTATTACATTTATAATAGCTGAAGATCCTTTTTCTGTTGCAAGGTATGAATTAAAGATAGCCTCATCCAAAACATTTACAATATTTACCTCTTGCGGAATAACAGATCCACCTTGTGCTGCTCGATCACTATTTGTAAAATCGCCATCTTGTTCTGTGATTAATCCACCTCCAGCAAAAGCATATCCGGGCCGGTTCACTGGGTAAGAAGAATCAAAAGCATCGGACAAATAAGATCGCGGAATTGTTTTACGTCGGATAGCCTCCATAGCATCCACACCATAATAATCAACTGTGGATGCTGGTTGTATATACTCACCCTTACTAGCCCGAATATTTACATCGTCCGCTGTTGCGCCGGTTCCTTTATTAATTAATCCACCGCCAGCATATCCGGGGAACTCCTCAGCAGCTACCGCAGCGGTTTCAACAGCGGCAACAGCCGCAATAAGAACCGCAAAAATAGTACCAGCAACAGGGCCATAATCTGCATAGGCTTTCATTATAGCTTGTGCCGTGTTAATAGCTATCATTATAATAGCTAAAGCTTTGTTTAAATTAAAAAGTTTCTCAGCACGGGCAAGCCCCTCTTTTTCTAACTCTTCTTTTTTCTTTTCTAGTTCTGCTGTACTTGCACCTTCTTTTTTCATATTGTCAAGTACTGCATCAATACGTGCCTTTTCTTTTTTTAATTCTAAGTTGTAAAGACTTGTTACAGCACTTTGAATAAGACTAATCGCTTCAGATGTTGCTGATAACCATTCTTCATTATTTGCTATTCTTTGATCTTGGAAAGCTTGTTCAAGTTCCTGTTTGTGAAGCATCCTAACCGCTTCAAGTTCTAACTGATTATCATTATCCTCTAATAACGCATCAAGTTCTGCTTGCTGTTTAGCTTTAATTGCATTAATTGCGGCATCCTCATCATCACTATATGCCGCGATTCTATTTCGGATAGCTTCTTCTGTTTCAGAAATAGTTTTATTATAAGAGTTTGCGGCTGCGGTTTCTTCTTGAGATAACCCAATATTAATAATCTGTAGTTCTGTTTTCTTTGCACGTATTTGTGATTCTAGATCAAGTATTTTCACCTGATCAATTTCAGCGGCTAATAAAGTTTCAAGCGCCGCAATTTCTGCATTGATCTGATTCTCAGCAATTGTTCTTCTTTGTGTATAATAATTTTGAATTGATATCAGATTTTGTGCATATGCTTTATCAAGGTTTGTAAGTTCTAATTCTAATGCCGCATTAATATCTCGAATACTTATAGCAACCAAACCAGCAATATCAATCTCTGGTTCTTTGGGATCTGGTGTGTCATCATCATCGGCATCTGGTTTTTTATTTAATTTCTTAATAAGTGCTGTACGTGCTGCTGTTGTTTTTTTCATTGCTGTTGTCAAGATATTATATTGCGCTTGTACTTGCCTTAATTCATTTCTTGCTGAATTTAATTGAGTAAGTGCAATAGCTCTTGATATAATATTCTTCTTTTCGGATTTCTCCATATTTAATTCAGCTTTGAAAACACCATCTTCTGCAACTTTTAATTTTTTAAGTACACCTTCTCTTTCAGTAAATAATGCATTTAGTTTTTTATTTGGATCTGCTATCCCGGCGATAGTTTGTTTTACAAAGTTTGCTGTTCTAATTGTTTCCAGTGATGCACCTTTTGAAAACTGTACTATTGTTTGTAAAAATTTTGTCTGATCCTGTAAAAATTTAGTTACCGCAGGGCTTGCAAATTCTGAAAAAGCTATCGTTAGTTCTGCCCAAGCATTGCTTAAAAGTTTTATTTGATTAACAGGGGCATCTTTCATTATTCCAAAAGCCTCTTCCATTGCCCCTGTTGAATCTTCTATTTCCTCTAGTGTTCCTTTTAATAATTTAAAATTATTTGCAAGAGCTAAAACAGCGGTACGTGCACGAACATCAGGAATAATTTTCTTTAGCCGTGCGGGGTCTTTTACAATTCCAGATTTAGATATTGCCTCAATGGTAGGTAACAACCCCTGCCAACTAATACCCAATCTATCCATCTCATCCTTTGCCTCTTTTGTTGGTGCACTCAAAGCATTTAATGCACCACGTAAAATCGTGGTACTGGTTGATGTATCAATACCTGATTTTGTAAGTACCGCAATGCTGGCTGCTACCTCTTCTATCCCTGTTCCTGTTGCCCGTGCCACTGGGAGAACAGTTCCAAGAGCGGATGACAATTGCGGCAATGTGGTTACACCAAGTTTTACAGTTTTGAAAAGTACATCATATACATCATCCAGTTCTGAAATACTTTTGGTATAGGCATTGATAACTACAAGGCCAGCTTTCGCCGCTGTCTTTGTGTCTGTTACCCCAGCAATAGCGGCACGGCTTGAAAGGGCTAATACATCCAAAGCGGCAGCGGAATCAACACCAGCGGATACAATGTCATAAAGTGCATCTGTCAACTCCGCAGCACTTTGGGGAATTTCGCGTGTTAAAGAGAGAACACCTTCTTTAAGCTGTCCAAACTGTTTATCCGTTAAATTTAATAATGTGTTTACCTCTCTGATTCGTTTATCAAAATCTAGGAACGGGCCGGAAATTCCTTTGATCGCACGTGTTGCGGCATATACCCCAGCGGCAAGCCCTAACCAGTTCTGACGTACTTGCCTTAGTATGCTGGTATTAGCTTTCTGAAATCCTTTAACCGCTTTTGTACCCTGTCCGATCTGGGTTTTCAACGAACTTACATCAGCTTGTATTGAAACCAATAATCGGGCGATCTGTTCTTCACCTGCCATAGTATCAGCCTTTTTCTAGTTGCTTTACAAATGCCTTAAAGCTTCGGTTTTTTCCGTGATATGCATTTCGCATTATCACCGCCATTGCTTTGTAGTTTTCTTTTGTTTCCATATACTCATTTTCTTTTCCGGCATCGTAGTAAATACTGATTTTAACAAAACTGTATTTGTAAAGTATATCATTTTCTTTATGACCTCTGGAAATCAAATACTCAACGGCCCGGATTAACCACGAATTTTTTGTGTCATCTCCAATATCATCTGCATTACCGGGCCGAAAAAGTTTTTTAGATATGTCATATTCTGTTTAATAATTTTTAGAGCTAACACCGTGGCAACATCTGGGGAAAGTTCTAACATCTCCTCCTTCGGCAATTCCAAACTTACCGAAAATAAATCCGGCAATTCAGGTAATATCATGAAAATAATTTTATTGGTATCTTCAAAAAACACTTTCCATGTTACCCCATTAGCTTTAAACTTTATAGCTATTTTTTCCAGTACCGGGGCTGCTTGAATAATTTTATCCAATGTCCACGGTTTTAAAACCTTACCATCAATAATGTCTTTTTCCATAAGCTTATCAATGGTGTTCTGCACATCTGTCTTTATACCCTTTGTCAATTCAGGTCTTTTCTTTTTTTTGTTTGTTGGTTTTTTTGGTGCCATGTACATCCTCCGGTTTGAAAATACCGGGGGCTGTTACACCCCCAGCATTTATCTATACATTGTAAAGATATTATTTAGCTGCTGGTTGCCTCATTTGTGGAAAGATCAATCATCTTGAACCACGGCTCCGATGCATGATTAGCAGCATCTTTTAATACCTCATTTTCAAATGACAGCACACCCCAATCTTCAGAGATCAAAGATAGTTCGCCGGTTGGTTTCAATTTGACTTTCCAGATTTGAGCCTCATAGTTCGGGCCGACATCAGGATCACCAACAAACCGAAGGAAACCCTCAAGCGTGGTGTTTTCAAGAGCGGAAACATACGGATAAGAACTTGCCGCATAATCATAATCTACAAGCAAAGCCTGCTCATCGGTAATGGTTCCAGTTGGTACAACCCATATCCGACCAGTTGCGGCATCGACAAGGTAATCAGTTGTTAGCGTATATGTAACCGTACCAGCTGCATTAGTTACTACAACATTGGTAACATTACGATAAGTCAACTTTGACCATTTCTCATCATACCCGGTAACGGACTCATCAACAGCCGCCCCTGCTGCCTGTACCTCTGTTGCCTCTGTCTGTCCGTAAATAGCAAGCATAATATTACGGCGGGAATATTCATCAAGTGTAAAATTGACGGTATATCCTACAGATGTAACAACGCTTTTATCTTTCTCCCGTGTACCCGCACGGCTGGAATAATGATCCAGTGTTTCAATGTTTGGGCTAAGATTAAAACTTGGTGCATTACCAAGATCCATCTCCCCAGTTAAATTACCATCGGCATCATACAGGTCAAAGTATACAATACCCTTCCCTAGTATATAATTGTCAACACTTGGTGATGCTTTTGTCATAATAAAACCTCCTGATTTATGGTTGAGAAAAAGGATCTTTTCTATTGGTTATATATTCAATACCACTATAAGAAATCATTACCCCACCCATCCCTGCGTGGGATCTATCATCCTCAACAAAAAATTTAGTGCTGGATTCCTTTCCTAGTTTTATTTTGTAAACACTTACCGCCGATCCAATTATTAAAGCTTTTTTAATTTCGGCACGTATATTTTCAGCAGCCCGATCATAGTTTTTACCAACACACCACACCTGTACATATAATGTAAAGGCGTGTCTATCTACCCTGTTGCCTCCATGCGTTTCACCACTGAGACCATCATCATCAATATCAAATATAGCAACAAACGGATAACCTAATTGATTCATGTTACTAGCTTCTGGCGGATTAAGCTCCGTTTCTTTTATACTAGCAACACCGCTAATATCAACAGCAATCGCATCCAGAACTTTAAGTTTAATACAATCCGATTCAGCCATTTAAATTTTTGCCCCAGCTTTGAGATCGTTTATTATATTCTTACGTATCCACTTTATAAACTCATTAGGGTGTATTCGTGCTTTTACTTTTACAGATCGCTTGAGTAAAAACAACGGGGTAATCTTTCCTTTTGCCTCACCCTTTTTTTCTCCGCTCTGATAAACACCCTGACCAAAAATAATCAAGTTTCCTTTTTTACTACGTCTTACAAATGTATTAGCCCACCGTGCAGATCGTGCGCCACCCCTAACAACACCTGCCGCTGTCTTTACCGCTGGGAGAGGAATAGTTAAATATTTTGTATTCTTAGGTGTGATCGTTGTTACCTGCCCACGTGGCCCAATGTGTACCCCAGCATAAGAGGTGCCAAAAGTAATCCCACCCCTAATCATTGGGCCATAAATTTTAGCTGGTACACGTTTAGTTGATGCAGCCAGTTTCCCGGTACGCCGTGCAATACGTGCGGGGCTGGTAAAACCACTCATATAATTTTTCCGAAGATGTGTTATGAGTAGTAAAGTATTTTTATTAATGACACGCTTTAATAATTTTGGCAGCCCTTTCCCAGCGGCATTTCTTAACCGATTTAAAAGTTTATCAATTCCTTTAATGTTATCAGCCATTATAAACCCTTATCAGTTCTGTAATCATCACCATAAACCTCATCAAGTGTTAAAGCTTTC